ATCTCCGTTGAGTACGATCTTGAGTACTAATGAAATCATTATACCAATTTATAGTTAAACCCAAAGGCGAAAGATACAATAATACTAAAAAGGTAGGCGACACTAGCCTACTACTAAATACAAGTATAGAAAGCTTTCGTCACATAAACAAAGAAGCTATAGTCATTTCGACTCCAGCAGCGTTTAATACGAATATAAATATAGGTGATACCGTTTTAATACATCACAATATATTTAGAAGATGGTATGACATGAAAGGAGCCGAAAAGAATGGAAGTATGTATTTTAAAGATAATATGTATTTCGTCAGTGTAGACCAAGTTTATGGGTATAAAAAAAATAACAATTGGGTTATGATTAATAATAGATGCTTTATAAAGCCTATTAAAGAAACAAGCTCATATTCAAACGAAAAAGAGCAAAAGCATATTGGTATACTAAAGTATAGTAATAACGTGCTAGAAGCACTTCAAATTAACCCAGGCGACTTGGTTGGCTTTACGCCTAGTAGCGAATGGGAATTTATTATAGACGATGAGCGTCTTTATTGTATGAAATCAAATGATATAGCTATTAAGTATGAACGTAAAGGACACGAAGAAGAATATAATCCGAGCTGGGCAAAAAGCAGTTAATGAATTAATTCGCGTTGCCGAAGAACAGATTATAACAGACACTGAAGACGACCTTTCAGCTGACAGACTTAAGAATGCCGCAGCCACTAAAAAGTTAGCGATCTTTGATGCGTTTGAAATATTAACACGCATAGACGAAGAAAGATCATTATTAGAAGGTGAAAATCAAGCGGCTAAAGCTAAATCATTTAAAGGCTTTGCAGAAGGTAGATCAAAATGAATTATACGCAAACATTGTTTGAAGTTCTGCCTGATTATATAAGCAAGAAAGTTCTTAATAAAAAGAATAGGTATAAGCAATGGAAATACGGCTATGACAAAGAAAGTGATGTTGTAGTTATAAGTAAGACCGGTGAGATTGGAGATGTGTATAGCATACAAAATCTTAAGATAGCTTTACCAAAAACATCTGATCCGTATAAATTTAAAAAAAATACGTGGAATCAAATAGATTATCCTAAAGAACTTGAAAAAATAAAAAGTGTATTTGAGTGGAACCAAATGCCTGAATACTTTAAAGAAAAATATTATGACTATATTGACGAAGAGTTTAAACGCCGTGACCAGGGGTTTTCATTCGTTAACAAAGGCAACCCTACTTATATTACTGGCACTCATTACATGTACTTGCAGTGGAGTAAAATTGATGTTGGCGCAGCCGATTTCAGAGAGTCAAATAGGCTTTTCTTTATATTCTGGGAAGCGTGCAAAGCTGACCCACGTTGCTACGGAATGTGCTATCTTAAGAACAGACGATCTGGATTTTCATTCATGGCATCGGGAGAAACTGTTAATATGGCTACAATATCATCCGACTCACGGTTCGGTATATTGTCCAAGTCCGGGGCTGACGCTAAAAAAATGTTCACCGATAAGGTTGTACCGATATCCGTCAACTACCCGTTCTTTTTCAAACCCATACAAGACGGTATGGACCGCCCAAAAACAGAGCTCGCCTACAGAGTACCAGCGTCGAAGCTTACCAGAAGAAAACTTGATCAAGGTGAAAAGCCGGAGGAGCTCGAAGGGCTCGATACAACAATCGACTGGAAGAACACGGGGGACAACTCGTATGACGGTGAAAAGCTCAAACTCCTCGTACACGACGAATCGGGCAAATGGGAGAGGCCGGACAACATTTTAAATAACTGGCGAGTTACAAAAACAACACTTAGATTAGGGTCTAGAATTGTAGGTAAGTGTATGATGGGCTCGACTTCAAATGCATTAGACAAAGGTGGAGCAAATTTCAAAAAGTTATACGAGAATTCAAACGTTACTAAACGAAACCGCAATGGACAGACTAGCTTGGGACTATATTCTTTGTTTATACCTATGGAGTGGAACTACGAAGGATTCATTGATACTTATGGAAACCCTGTCTTCGATACACCAGAAGAACCAGTTGAAGGGCCATATGGAGAGCTTATTGACCAAGGGGTAATTGAGCATTGGCAAAATGAAGTTGATGGTCTTAAAAATGACCAGGACGGCTTAAACGAATATTACAGGCAATTTCCAAGAACAGAGCAGCACGCTTTTAGAGATGAAGCAAAAGAGTCTTTATTCAATCTAACTAAGATCTACGAACAGATAGATTATAACGAGGAGGTTCAAAATGGCATGCAGGTTACACAAGGCAACTTCCAATGGGAAGGCGGGGAACAAGATAGCAATGTAATATTTGCGCCAAATACTAATGGAAGATTTAAAGTGTCTTGGGTGCCTCCTAAAAAATTACAAAACTGTGTAATAGTAAAGAATGGTGTGAAATACCCAGGTAATGAGCACATTGGTGCTTTTGGTTGTGACTCATATGATATATCAGGAACAGTTGACAAAAGAGGATCAAAGGGTTCTTTGCATGGTTTAACAAAATTTAGCATGGAAGATGCGCCACCTAATATGTTTTTTTTAGAATATATTGCACGGCCTCAAACAGCTGAAATATTTTTTGAAGATGTACTTATGGCATTAGCGTTTTATGGAATGCCACTATTATGCGAAAATAATAAACCTCGACTATTATATTATTTAAAAAGAAGAGGCTATAGAGGGTTCTCAATGAACCGACCAGATAAGCTTTGGAATAAGCTTTCTGTTACAGAAAAAGATATAGGCGGTATACCAAACTCGTCTGAAGATATTAAGCAAGCGCACGCTGCAGCAATAGAAAGTTATATAGAAAATTATGTTGGCCAAGTTACCGAAGGTGCATATGGTGATACCTATTTTCAAAAAACACTAGAAGACTGGGCTGGATTTAATATAAACAATAGAACAAAATTTGATGCAACAATTAGTTCTGGGTTAGCTATTATGGCTTGCAATAAAAACAGGTATAGACCATCTGCTGAAAAAGCAATTAAGTCTGTGCCCCTAAGTTTTAAAAAATACAACAATAAAGGATACAGTTCAAAAATAATATAATAAATGGTTAATACTAATTACAACAGCTCGTTTCCCGATCAGGTGGTACCTAATGAGGAAAAGCAGTCATTGGATTATGGTTTGCAGGTAGCGAGAGCTATTGAAAACGAGTGGTTTAGAAATAACCGTGGTGGAGATCGCTTCACTTCTAATTTTCAGGAGTATCATAGGAGAAGATTATACGCTAGAGGCGAACAGTCTATTCAAAAGTATAAAGATGAATTATCTATTAATGGTGATTTATCTTATTTAAATTTAGATTGGAAGCCTATACCTATTATTCCTAAATTTGTAGATATTGTAGTTAACGGTATGTCACAGCGCAATTATGAAATAAAAGCAAGTGCTCAAGATCCTGTTGCTCAAAAGAAAAAAACTGATTACGCTAGAGGCATAATGTTGGATATGAAAAAATATCAACAGCTTATGGCATTAACAGAGCAAACAGGCAGAAATTTCTTTTCTACAGACAATCCACAATCATTACCAAAAAACAAAGAAGAGTTTGAGCTGCATATGCAGATGGATTATAAGGAGTCTGTTGAATTAGCAACCGAGCAACTTATAAATAATTGTTTAGATAAAAATAAATACGACGAAATTCGTAAAAGAATTATACAAGACTTGGTTATATGTGGCATAGGAGGCGCTAAAACAGAATACAATAAATCAAATGGGCTGCAAGTAAAATATGTTGACCCTGCAAACTTAGTCTACTCTTATACTGAAGACCCTAACTTTGATGATTTATATTATATAGGCGAAGTAAAACAAATTTCATTAAGCGAGATTGCAAAGTTATTTCCATATCTTTCGCCACAGGATATTCAAGAAATACAAAAGTACCCAGGTAATAATGATTATATAAGAAATTATTATGGGCAAAACGATAACAATACAATAAGTGTTATGTTTTTTGAATACAAAACTTTTGAAAAGCAGGTGTTCAAAATTAAAAGAACAGAGTTCGGCTTAGAAAAAGCATTAGAAAAAACTGACGTATTTTCACCGCCGCCCAGCGATAATTTCGAAAGAGTAGAAAGAGTTATTGAAGTGTTATATACAGGAGCTAAAGTGCTCGGTCATGAAAAAATGCTTTCATGGAAGCTAGCCGAAAACATGACAAGGCCATATGCTGATTCTCCTAAAGTTGAGATGAATTATAGTATAGTAGCACCTAGAATGTATAAAGGCAAGATCGAATCGTTGGTTAGTCGTGTTACTGGCTTCGCAGATATGATCCAGCTTACGCATTTAAAATTACAGCAAGTAATGTCGCGTATGGTGCCAGATGGCGTTTACGTTGATGTTGACGGGTTAGCTGAAGTAGATTTAGGTAATGGCACAAACTATAATCCAGCGGAGGCATTGAACATGTACTTCCAAACTGGTAGCATAGTAGGACGATCATTTACACAAGATGGTGATATGAACCCTGGGAAAGTGCCTATTCAAGAGTTACAAACATCATCTGGACAAGGCAAAATTGCTTCGCTTATTAGTACGTATCAATATTATTTACAGATGATAAGAGACGTAACAGGATTAAACGAAGCACGCGACGGAAGCACGCCGGATAAGAATGCGTTAGTTGGGTTGCAAAAGCTTGCAGCAGCGAATAGTAACACAGCTACAAGGCATATATTACAATCAGCTTCTTTTATTACGCTTAGATTGTGTGAAAACATTTCTTTAAAGGCTAAAGACATATTTGAATTTGCTTTAACAGAAGAAACACTGTTAGAAAGTATAAATCAATTTAATGTTGAAACACTAAAAGAAGTTTCAGATTTACATTTGCATGATTTTGGTATATATTTAGAACTTGAACCTGACGAAGAAGAAAAAGCTCGTCTTCAACAAAATATACAAGCTTCATTACAAGCCGGCTCAATATACTTAGATGACGTTATAGAAATACAAAACATTAAAAATATTGATTTAGCTAATAAGTATTTAAGACTTAAAAGACGTCAAAAGCAACAGCAAGATCAACAAGCAAGTCAAGCTAATATACAAGCACAAGCGCAGGCAAATGCTGAAACAGCAGAAAAGGCAGCCTTAGCGGAATTACAGAAGCAGCAAGCTCTTACGGAAAGTAAGCTACAGTTGGAGCAAGGCAAGTCGCAATT